TTTTGAAGGTGTGGTACCTTATATGAAACATTACCCTAAACAACAGTTTGACTATGGGGATAAAGACTTAGATTTTTTAGACACACATGAACACCACAAACCTTCTAGCAGAGAGTATTTGTTGAACTACATGGCCATGCCGGGGTGGACTTCGGCTCACCAGGATTTACTCGGGTTCACAAAACCGATTGAACATGAAATTACTCGGACGGACATAGCTGAAGCACTAACAATACTTAAAGACTTACCACTACCGAAGCTCGAAAAACCAACTATACATCAGATTATGAAGGAGCACGTAAACGATGTGTCTTATAGTGGAATATTGACTAGTGCTTTAGCAGGGAAAACAAAGAAAGATTCTCTAAAGTTTTCAGTTGCAGTGGCCGAACATTTGTTTAAGAAAACAGGTGCTAGGTACACTGTTGACACATCTCTGAAAACCATTGGGTCGCGTGAAAGGGAGGTTAAAACTAAAAATTGGTACGAGCCTACTAGGTCAAGGGCTATAATTCAAGAAGAGTCACCTATTTCTCAACTAAAACAAATCTATTTCAGACCAATTACAAATTATTTTAAGAAGAAAAATGAGAAATGGGAGCATAAGATTGGTGTAGGCGGATTATTGACTGGTTTACAAGGTCAGTATTTCTATGATAGGTTTTATGGTCATGAAAATACTTTTCAAGTAACGATGGATGGTTCTCGCCATGATCAGAACGTTTGTAAAGAATTGCTCCTTGGAGCTTTTTCGATACTGCGCGCCTGCTTCCCAAAAGGAGGCGATGTCGATAGACATTTCTTTTTCTTTGCTTCTGGGCACATTTATAAGAGAATTCTTTTAAATGATGGACTCGTCTATCGAATCGAAGGCGGTATTCAGACTGGAGATCCAGCTACATCACTTATAAATACGTTTGTGATGCTACTTGAGAAAACAATATTATATAAGAAACTAGGGATTGAACAGCCAAAAGATAGTGTCTATTATGGGGATGACCAATTTGAATTGTTCGATAATAAGGTAGAGTTTCCATCCGACTTTGAGGAATTGTCTAAGAAATTAATTGGTATAACACAGAAAGACGTTGTGATTAAGGAGTCAGCGAGTGACTTCAGCTGGGATTTTAGTAAAGAACCGAGCTTTTTACAAATTTTCTTCAACAAAGGTTCACCCTTACGCTCAACCGAGCGCATGTTTGACAAAATGCTGTATATGGACCCCAAAGTTAGAGATTGTTATGATATGAAAATTGAGGCCGTAATGAGCATGGCGTACACGAGTTTTGGAAATCCATATGTTTTTGAATTAATTAGTGATTACATAAAATTTTTAAGTGGTAAGTACGGTGTTAATAGTTTAGACTACATTGAAAAGATGTACATGCGGGTTATGAAAGTATACTGTGGGAGTATACGGATCACCGACTTATTCAACGCCAGAGGGGAATTCGGGTATGTAAGAAAGAAGAAATATGTCCTTCCTTACTCAGATTATGAGATGACTAAAACATTTAGGCTTCTGCCATTAAATAATTATGTCGGAATAATTCTCGGAAACTCAACTGGCCGAAATAGGAAAATAGTAAGAGGATTAATTTCAAAGCATAAGCTCTTTAACGCCAAGAATATGAACTATTTTTGTGCAGCTTTAGATCATTACTATTTCATGAAAATCAAAACTACTAGATCACGGTTGCGTGTAGTGCACCGCCGCCCCACTTGCTTGTGACCCACGAGCCCAGGATATACTGCGCCACGAC